GAAGACCCCGGGCGAGTACATTGAACGGGCAAAACTGGCTCGGGAACTGCCGGCCAGGATCACAGGATTCCTCGAGGGCTCACGGTGAAAAGGGCAATCTGGAAGATCGCGCCCGCCTGGGCGCGGTACATCGTGGACGACAGCCTCGGACGCACAATCGTGTTCGAAGCAAAACCTGAGATTCGGGATGATCGGTGGGTTCACTTGGCGGGCACTCGGTACGAAATCATCAATGACCCGCGGGAAGACTGGATGGACAGCCTGGAGGAAAAATCGTGAGACTGCGCCTGCGACCAGAAGGGTGCAAATGGAACTTGCTCATGGAGGGCACGGTACGAGAGGAGGAACGTCCATGAAACGTATATGGATTTGGGAAAATATGCCGAGCTACGTGAACTACATAGCTCAGGATCGCAACGGAACGTGGAACGGTTTCAGGGAGAAACCCCACATCGATGAAGATTACCTGGAGTGGGACGATGGCAGGCACGATGCCGTCATCATTTCATTTGAGAGAATGTACAAATGGCGGGAAAGCCTACAGGAACGCCCATGAACCACTGCACCATCGAAGCGTACCTCAGTCCAGCCGGTCTCACCATCTCCTAGATGCCCTCAAATCTGAGAATTCGAGAACCGGAGTAGACCATGCACGATCCTGACTATGTGTGGATGGGTGACGAGTGCATCCATCCATCTGACCCTCGCAACATCGGGCCCGAGTGGGAGCGCCTCACTGCCGACTTCAGCCCCTTTAATAGTTCTCAGAAGGCTCGATGCAACTCGCCAGTTATCCCGCCTGGGTTCGTCTACCTACAGGATATCGTCATCGCCACTGGGTTTCATCGCAAAACTATCAACGCAATGATACAGATCGCACACATCATCCATCGCATAGTCCCAGGCGTCCGTCGTTATGTCTATCCAAAATCCGATATCGATAGGCTCCTCAAAGATCGGGAATCAAAAAATCCCAGAGCAATCGTCTCACTGTCTGATGCCGCTCGTATGCTCGGAGTCACACGAGGAGCGCTTCAGCTTATGGCAAAAGCCGCCAACGCAAAACCTGTCCTCTATAACCTCTACATCTATAAAGATTTAGAGGATGCAATGAACGAAAGGAGTTCACCATGTCTGATCTCAATGCAGTAGCCATCATCGGGCGCGTCACTCGCGATGCCGAGCTGAAAGCGCTCCCTTCCGGAACCTCCGTCTGCAATTTCTCTATCGGAGTCAACCGCTCTATCCCACCGAAGGATGGCGGCGAGTGGAAAAACGAAGCCTCCTTCTTCGACTGCCAGCTCTGGGGGAAGACCGCCGAAACTCGCGCCGCATTCCTGCTGAAGGGAAAACAGGTCGCGGTGGCCGGCGAACTCCGACAGGATCGCTGGGATCAGGACGGTCAGACTCGCAGCCGGGTCTACATCGTCGTCTCCGCCGTACAGCTCCTCGCCGATCCGAGGCCGAAGGATGGGGCAAATACGCCTTCAGGCACTCCGGCATCCGGACAGCCTCATGCAGCAAAGCCGACAACGAAACATCCGATGGACGATTTTGAGGACGAAATACCGTTCTGAGCCTTCTTACCGTGTCCGGTCGAAAGTCTGGACACGGTAAAATGCTTAGAAAATGAGACATCGACAGGAGGTACGGATGTCACGCATAAGAACAATGAAACCGGAGTTTTTCCGGCATGAAGGGCTCCAAGAGCTTGAAATACAACACCCCGGGAGCTATCCGATGTTCGTGTTCGAAGGGCTGTGGACGCTCTGCGACTCACAGGGCTGTTTCCCCTTCAAGCCGCGGCAGATCAAGCTCGACATCCTGCCGTTTCTCAACTTCGACATGGCCAAGACTCTCGGCATCCTCGTCGATGCCGGCTACATCGTCCGGTATCAGGCAGATGGTCATGAATATGGCTACGTCCCGACCTTTCTGAAGCACCAAAAGCTAACTGGAAAGGAACTTGACGCAGGTGGGCGTTGTCCGAAGCCACCCGTAGTTGATAGGAGTGAGAACCACAAAGAACCTATCAAGACGCTCTCCGAAGAGGTTTTGGACACTACCCGGAACGTATCTGGAACGTATCTGGAACCTATCCAGACACTCTCCGGGGAAGTTCCGGATTCCCAGGAAAGGGAAAGGGAAAGGGAAAAGGAAGGGAAGAAAGAGGAGAGCGCGCGCACGAATCACGCAGATCCAGTAGTCCATGAGTACAGGAGTACCAAGCCACCATCACCCTACTCGCCTATTCCTGTACCCACTACTACAGCAGCACAGCCAGATAGCCGATGGATCGCAACCGAGTTTTTCAGCATGTGGTCGATCAAGACCGCCCGACTCGTAGGGCCTCAAAACCGAGATTACCAACTCGCTCATGAACTCCTCACCAGCCTAGGAGGATCACTGACCTCACAACTCCAGGAGGAAGTACATGCAGCCATTTCTAAATACCTCGAGGACTGGAAACAGTTCTGGTTCGCCCGCCGTGGATCGGCTCCCAACCACAAGCCTGACTGGAGTTTCCGAGGATTCGCCGGCCATTACGCCGAACTCGTAGCACCGGAGCATGCAGCTGCACCGGATGATGACTGGGAATCCGATCCGCGAGTTATCGCCCTGGCACGACAGGGCTAGGAGGAGTCTATGGATCTGCCCCTTATCAAGACATTGCTCGCCCAGCTCGAGAAAATCTACGGCCCTTGGTCGAACAAAGAGGTGAGGATATCGCTTCTCGAATACTTGGCAGAGTCGATCCACCCTGATCGCATCGATGCCTTTTACAAAGCAATCCTCCGAAGCCACTCGGTAGCACGAGGATCACCGGATGTTGCGGCTGCGGAACTCGCGGTCATGAGGGCCGAGGAGCGAGGAGAGAACCTACGCATGCCTACCCACATCATGGACTGGTCGAGGGAGAAGAAGTTGCCTCCTCCACCCACCGAAGAGGAGCGACAGGGATTCCAGACATACAAGACCGCAGCGAAATCCATGGGCATCAACGTGGACGAGGATGGTTGGTTCGCCTCCTACGTCATGGTGGAGTGCGAGAGAAAGGCCAGAGAGAACGGCCATGACAGGCTACCCGGCTCTAAGCGGCGCATCCTGTAACATTTTGAAAAACAACAAATGCCCTGGAAGGCCTCTTCCCGGCCTTGGATTGCGTCGGAACCACGGTGGACGTGATTTCTCTCGTCCAGGCAAAAAGACATGGCTTAAAAGCCGAATTTGGAGATCGGCATGAAATACAAAAAAGGCGATATCTATGGGCTCTTCGTCCATTCCCTCGAACTCCACTACGGGCCGTATCCCGCACTCACCGACAACCGCGATGGCACCTTCTCCGGCGATGCACTCGAGGTCAAGAAGTTCCTCTTCAGCACCTACCCTCCCGACCGGGCAGAACTCGAGATGCTCATGCAGGCCATCAAAACCGCATTCCCCAAAACCTCAGAACCACCGACAGCCGATCAGATACGGACTATATCCATCCAATCTGGACTTCTCAAAAACTAAGGTTTTCAACGTTCAAGAAGGCAACACTACTAATCGTATCACCACGACACCTGACCTACTCATCCAGGATGCTATCCTCCTGCTATGTTCGCAAAGGCACTATGCCCCCATTGCGGGAATCCGATTGATTGGATCGCCACAGCCACAGGTAAGCCCGTCATGGTTGAGAGACCATTGGTTGAAATCATTACCGAACGTGGCCGATTGGCTCAGGGGAAACTCTTGCACCACTGCCCTACGGAGGAAGCACATGCCCGCGAGTCAAGAAATACATAAATATCTCGATGACTGCGCTGATGCCGGAGTCTATGGGAACCTCATGCTCACCTTTGACTCTGGGGAGGTAACAACGGTCTCACAGAGATTCGAGCTACATGCCTCCGATCTCAAAGAGGCCTTCGACAGTAAGAAGAAGATTCTTATCGTCAGGAGCAAACCGCGGTGAACATTCAGGATCGCAATGACTCGCGCACGCGCAAGGAAATACGGAGACAACCAATTCCGCTAGGATCAAGTCGCAAGGTTCCCGCATACATCCGAAAAATGATCATCGACATGTCTGCGCAGTGTATGCCTTGCCAAAAAATATCCGCTGAAATTGAAAAACAGTATGGCCTTCAGATCAACGCATCAACTGTATACTATTGGCGGCTCAAGTTCCGCGAACAGATAGTCAAGGCTCAAGGCGACATGCTCGCATCGGCGAAAGCAACGCAGCCTCTCGCATCCCTCGAGTACCGGCTGAAGCAGTACCGGGCAAACATCAAGCGAGAACTCCGGAAGATCGAACCGGACGGGCGCGTGATCAACGATGCGATCAAAAACGCAGGGGAAGAGATCCGCGCAATGGAGCTTTTCCGCCTCCGCGAGACCGAATCCCTCCTCAAGCAAAGCCTCCTCACGAAACCGGCGGAGGATACTTCCGGCATAGATCAAGTCATATCGATGGTCGAACGCCGCTACATCATCGCCAAGGAGCACAGGAAGGAAAACTATGCGATCATGCAGAAGGTCGATTGGGCACGCATCGACCCACCGAGTACTGCCATGCCGGAGGAAACCCCGGAACCTGGGGAGGATGAATGAAGTACCGGGAAAAGGCCGAACTCAAAACGCGCTGTCCCGAGGGGGTAGCAGCATTCTATCTCATACGACGCGGGAATTGGAGCGGAGCGGAGAAGTCGGAGATTGCGACGGCGGTATTGAATTATGCCGGCAATGAGTCATTCGAGTTTGACTGGTGGCAGGATTGGTATATTCAAACCGACCACCAGTTTCTCATTGCCAATAAGTCGCGGCGCGTCGGCTGGTCGTTCACAACCGCCCTCAAGGGAGTGCTCAACGCCCTCGACCCCGGGAATGCGGGCTACACAAAGCAGTTTGTTTCATATTCCATGGAAGACGCCAAGGAAAAGATCGCGGTTGCACGCGAGTTCTATATGTCGATCCCTTCCATACTCCGCCCGAAAAAACTCGTCTCCGATTCCAAGACCATCCTAGAGTTTGAGGATACCAACCATCGCTCCCGCTCCCGCCTGATCTCCTGGCCATGTAAGGCCCCTCGAGGCAAGGGCGGCGACATCTCCCTTGACGAGTTCGCCTTCCACGCCAAGGACAAAGAAATCTATATCGGAGCACTTCCGGTCATTTCCCGCGGCGGCTCCCTCGAGATAGGCTCAACCCCGTTCGGAAATAAAGGCTACTTCCATGACATCCTCGTAGACGAAAAACAGTTTCCGCAGTTCAAGCGCATGTTCATATTTTGGTGGGATTCTCCGGCGCTGTGCCGGGATGTCAATCGTGCTGTCGATGACTCGAAATACCTGTCAACTCGGAACCTTGTCCCCAAATACGGTACTGCCATCATCCGGCAGATATTCGATTCGATGGCGCTCGAGGACTTCCAACAGGAGTATGAGGGTGCCTTCCGCGATGAGCTTGCATCCTTTATCCCGTTGTCCATGATCCAGGCATGTACTCCTCTCGGCGATGAGGAACTTGTCGCTTTCAAGACCATCGACGATTTCATTCTCGGCTACAACCCGGACGAGCACGGCTACCTCTATGCCGGCTACGATGTCGGCAGGACTAACGATGCTTCGGAACTCGTGATCATCGGTTACGATGCAGACAAGAGCCTCAAGCGCGTACTCGCCTCGATATCGTTCAAACAGGTGAAGTTCGAAGTCCAGGAAGAGAACCTGTCAGGACTCCTGAAGGAACTACCGATCCATCGCCTGTGCATAGACTCAACTGGACTCGGCATGATGCTCGCGGAGAAGCTCGAGGATCGGTTCCCGCGGAAGGTGGAGCCGGTCACGTTCTCCGGGCCGGTCAAGGAAGAGCTTGCAGAACCTATGTGGGTAGGATTCGATAAACGAGAGTTTGTGCTTCCCGCGGATCGGGAACTCCACAAGCAGATACACGCCATCAAGAAGTCCGTCACCGCATCGAAGACCGCACGATTCGATTGTGATCACAACGAGACTCACCATAGCGACAAGTTCTGGGCTTTCGCACTCGCCAACCGCGCCGTGGGTTACGGGAAAGCCTCTCAAGGCGGATTCTACCGCCAGTACTCGCAGAAACACGGGAAGCATGCCGACCCTGTCGGAAGCCTGTTGACCCGCAGGAGGATATGATGCGCACTCCATCCGAAGATGAGATTGTGGCCATGCTCAGGAAATCAGGCGTCGTCCGCAAGCAGAAGGACGGGCCACTCGATACCATAAGCGTCACCGTCAACCCGTTCAACAGAACGATGTACCGCGGATCGAAAAACATCATAGAACCGAACCGGGGGATCAACTACAAGATCCTCCGGACTGTCGCGGAACGTGCATGGATCATCAATGCCATCATCAAGCACTTGATCGACTCCTCCCGGCCATTCTGCAAGACGTCAACCGATGAAAACGTTCGGGGTTTCCAGATTCGACGCAAAGATGGCGCGGAGATGGACAAGAAGACGGAGGCGCTCGCTCGAACCTATGAGCAGTTCTTTTCCCGTACCGGCTACGGAGACGATCCGGACAGAGAAGACTCCATGGCGACATTCACGGCAAAGGCGATCCGCGATGTATTGACGCTCGACCAGATCACGACGGAGCTTCAGCGCACTACCGGCGGACAGGTCTACGCAATGTGGGCTGTCGATCCTGCTACCGTCCTCCGGTGTGCGGAGCAGGGATATGAAGGCGATGACCGCATTAAGTACATACAAGAAATAGACATGCGGACTACTGCCCTCTATACAAAAGATCAGCTCGTATTCGATTACATGAATCCTCGCACAGACATAGACCACTCCGGATACGGCTACTCCGCAGTCGAGCAGGCGATCGACCTTGTGACCGGCATGATCAACGCATTCATGTATAACATGGGATTTTTCACAGAAGACAAGCTCCCGCGGGGGCTTCTCCTTCTCCAGGGCGACGCCGACACGGAGGAAGTGGAGATGATCGAGGACTACATGATCAACATCATGTCCGGGCCTCCCTCCTCGAAGTGGCGCGTTCCCATCATTCCATCAGGCCAGGGATCGAAGGGCGGGGCAGAGCGGAAGATCGAATGGGTTTCGCTCCAGGGAACCAACAAGGACATGGAGTTCAGCCAGTGGACAGAGTTTCTATGGTCGTCTGTCGCAAGCCTCTTTGGTGTTGACCTCGAGGCGATGGGCATTCGGACATCCAAAAATGCAGCGGTGATTGGCGACAACACGACGCCCCGGATTGAAGCCTCGAAGGCGCGTGGCCTGGGTTCCATCCTGGGCTTCCTCGAGCAGCACTACCAAAAGATCCTGGACAAAATCGATCCGCGATTCGATTTCGAGTTCGTCGGCTATGAAAGAGAAGATCCGGATGCCAAGTCGAAACAACGAGAAGCGGATCTCAGAACCTACAAGACCATCGATGAACTCCGGCTTGCCGATGGGCTGAAGCCATTCAACACCGAATGGAGCACGATCCCGCTCAACTCCGCGGTCATCCAGATGCTCCAGATGGAACAGCAGTCAAAGATGGTGGGAGGCGGTATGCAGCAACAAGGACAGGAAGGAATGCAAGGCGCAGGGCCTGACGAGGACGATGACTACCGGCGGCTCCTCCTCGGAGACGACGATGAAGGCGATGAAGGCGATGAAGGGGATGAGGGCTCCGGGGCTCCGCAACCTTCGGGAAAGAACCAGACGGGCATGCAGGCGCGAAGTCAGAAGTCCTTGCCGGTTGAAATCATTGTATGAGAGGAGGCCAGAATGAGATTGGTACTACAGATACTTCAAGACGCTATACAGAAGGCGAAAAAGAGCGCGAAGCTCGTACCGGAACGCCGGGTGATCACTCGGGAAGGCTCGATGCCGTTCACTACAACCGTCTGGGTAGATCCGACGAAAAAGAACCAGGTAGATCAGTTCGGATTCGATTTTGAGGATGAACCGGAAGCGAAGGATCAACCGACGCTCGTGGTCAACCAGCATGAGAGGCCGATGGTTCCTGCGATTCGAGATGAAGGTGCAGTTGCGAAACGCAGTCAGCTATTTTTGCGCGTTGCAGGCTCGAAAGACAAAGTGCCGGTATCATCGCTGAAGGACGCATCGGAGAAATACGCGGCGGTACGAGATACCAGGATGCGCATTGGGGCCGGAGGGAGTTCGACTACTCCGGAGGTGCAGGTTATCGATGGAGAGGGGAAGGTAGTCGGCGTGGTTTCCTACAACGGCAGGATATGGGCTCCGGATGACTATGGGAAGAATGGAGCGAAGCCGATCTACGACACCGCGACGGACGAAGAGAAACGTGATGCAATAACAGCACAGATTGAATCAGCCATGGAGGGCAAAGAACCTGACCTGGATGCTCTTAGGGAATATGGCTTTGCTGCTCCTTACAGACAGGACGGCTATATGGATTCATCGACTGTTCGCAGGGCATTTTACATCTTAGGGTATGACGCAAAATATGTAGCTGCTGCGATGAAAGCCGATCAGTTCAAGAGTGGTGGTGGGTCTTTTGATGGTATGCGCCAATATATTGAAGCCACAGCCGCAAGCAAGAAGGAAAAGGCAGACAAGATCAAGGAAAGGGCTAGGATTTTAACTCAAGCACGGGAACTGGCGAAGACCGATCAAAAAATCGAGATGGCACTCTACCAGTACGACTTGCATGAACAAGGCTTAAAGGATGCGAAAGCAAGACGCAAGGATCATATCGCAAGCATCCCGAACGATGAGCAGCGGAAGTTGATCGGAGGGCTTTCAAGGAACAATATCGGACTCGCCTCAGCAAGGCTAGCAATTAGACGGCATGAAGCGAAAATGGAAGAAGCGTTGGAAACATTGAAACACATGGTTAGGGTTAGAGTTAGAACCTCAGTGGCTCCAAAGCCTGCCGCGTCTCCTCCCCCGAAGCCGGAAACCCCGAAGCCGGCACCGCCCGTGGCACCGCCCGCGGCTCAGGCAGAACCAGCAATCAAAAAAAAGACATGGAAAGAAGCTCAGGCAAGCGGGAAATGGATCAAGAACTCAGCCGGGTATATTTGGCACTACACCGACGATCAAGGCGCCACAATGATTTATGGAACCATCGAAGATAGCGGAGGGCCAAAACGCCGGGGGAACTCGCGGTTCGAAACCACCGACGGGGAGATATTCGATACCATTCAGGATGCCAAAAAACACGAAATGGAATACTCCAAGAAAAGATTGATTATGGATGGATATGTGAAGGATGAAGCCCCTGATTCGCTGTCGTTAGAGAAGCCCGCCGAGCAAGAGAAGGCCAAGGACGGTGCCTACAGAATTGGATCAGCTCCGGAGATACTGGACGCATACGCACGAAGCAAGGGATTGCGGAAATCGCGGTGGGGAAGGTTATGGACTATCGGTTGATCGTGAGCGGCGTTGATGATGCCAACCGGAGGGACAAGTACCTGCATGCGGTCGGAGCACTGGCCAAGTCCATGCGGGTGCCGTACACCCTCCGGGAACCCCGGAGCCACGGACAGGGGAAGCAGGAAGAGTTCCCGTTCCTCGCGTATCGTGACCTCGTGGAGGAATGGAACGATTGGTACGAGAAGATCCTCGAGCAGGTCTACAAGACGACCTGTACTGCATTCGATATCCCGGAAGTAGGCCGGCTCCAGAAAGCCAGGAAGAACCTATCGAGTGAAACCCGCTCGCCTCGACCGGAGCATGCCGGGCAAGAGTTCATGGCCTGGAAGGGCCGCGTGCTCTACTCTCCGGAAACCGGGAAGCCGATATCCCGGTTCCAATGGGATGCGTTCGTTACTGCGCTCGAGCAATTTCTCAACCGGAATCTGAAAGAGGCAGAGAAGCGCCTCGTGCTCTCCGCTGCCGCTCTCGGGAAGATCCTTGACAGGATGCTCAAGTTCAACACCTGGGAGGCGGTGAAACGGCTTCGACTCGATGAAGCGCGCTCACAGGCAGGCGAGAAGGTCTTCTCCGATGAAGGATCGTTCCGCAGGCATTTCAAGGTTCCCGTCTCGGAAGCCGACAGAATCAAAGTCGCGGAAACCTCCGCAGGCATCTATATCCAGGGCATCGCGGAAAAGACCCGGGATACCGTCCGGACAATTCTGGTGGAGGGCATCAAGGAACGATCCACGAAGGGCGAAGTCGGACAAGTGCTCTTCGACAAGCTCGGAGGCTTGAACCGGGACTGGCAAAGGATCGTGGAGACGGAAACCAACGAATCGATGAATCGGGCATTCCTCGCCTCACAAGCTGCACAAGCCCCGGCGGGCGAGAAAATTTACTTCCAGCGCTACGAGGCTGCGGATGAGGCGGTATGCAAGCACTGCAACGCGATCAAGGGAAGAGTGGTGCTCTGGGTCAACGAGCCTCGGGAATCCGAGAAGATCGAAGATCCCTACGCATCGGTTGCGATATGGGACGGGAAAAGCAGATTCAGGCGAAAGGCGAAAGATCCATGGATCGCAGCCGGCACACAGCATCCCTGGTGCCGCGGGGTATGGTCTCGATGGTATCCGCCCTCCGCGACGAAGACGGCTTCCTTCGATGCCATGCAAGCGAAACTGCGCGCACGGTCTGAAGCATGGGGAACTGCTGTCGAGAAGGCTCGGGTGGAGTTTCGGGCAAAGGGCATTATGAATCCGACGGATGAGACTCCAGGATATCTGGACAGGATCAATGTGTTATTCAAGGAGGCGTTATGAAGGAACCTAGTCTAACTTCAAGGCATCCTTCTGAGACGCTACTAATCGTATCATCGGAAGCAGTGATTCTAAGGTCATTTCATTACCTGCCGGTATACTGCCGGCATGATACTGGTAGTACGGCTCGGGAAGAGCTACCTTCAGAAAGCATTAGATAGATCGAAGCTCACATTCACGCCGACAGTCGCGAAGACGAAGTTCGGTCTGCTGAAGCCTGCCCATCGATGGAAAAATCTTCAGAAAGAGACAAAGACTCCACATCTAGCTCCGAATGGGAAGCCGTCAAACCTGAATCCCGCACAGTGGAAGATGGTTCGGACTCCTGAGTTCAAGGCACAGTTCGGGGATTGGGAGCTTTTTGCTCTCAATAATTCGCTTCGGCATGTACGCGGTTCCGATCAGATCCTTGCTATAAAATCAGAATTGATTGGGAAGCCCTTCAGGAATATTGAATCAGGAATTGTTGCGACTATATCGGGAGAATCGCTTCGCAAGATGATGAGTTCTGCGGCTAGGTTGGGCTCAGTATCTCCACAGGCTCACTATCAAGCCCTCGGAAACATTGAAAAGCTTTTCTCTCTGGCAACACTTCGCGAAACAAGAGCTGGAAAGAAAGAAGGCGATAACGATGTTCTAAGTGCAATTCATCATTTCGAAGTACCTATGCCGTTTATGGACGACGTATTGCGAATAAAGATGATGGTGAAAGAGTTTCAGGAAAAAGAGTATGGATCGCGATTGTATTTGATCAATGCAGTAGAAATAGAAACGCCAGCGTCATTACATGGGGAAGCCTCTACAGAGGAACATTCTTCACACCGGCCCGCTGGCGTTACTGATAAGCTCGCACGGATGGTTGAATCTGTCAAGGGCAAAAATGTCTTGAAAGACCTCGATGAGAACGGAGAACCCCGAGCCGACTACGTAGAAACATTCGCCATCAACAATCCAAAAACAACCAAGTCACTCACATGGTCAGGGTACAGGCTCCAAGGTCGAACCAGGATCCATGGCATGGATATCTCCATCGAGAACAAGAAAGGCTCAGTTCGGCGCGGCACAGACAAGGACGGGCATGCTTGGCGGACAAAGATGCACTTTGCGTATGGGTACATCCGGGGAACAGTAGGCAAAGATAAAGACCATCTTGATTGCTACATCGGCCCCAATCCTGAATCGACGAAAGTTTTCGTCATCCACCAGAACGATCCAGTCACCGGGAAATACGACGAAGACAAAGTCATGCTCGGATTCGGAGACGCCACGGAAGCAAAACGGGCATATCTCAAACAATATGATCGTCCAGGATTTCTCGGAAGCATGGATGAGACCGATATTGATTCTTTCAAGAAGAAAGCATTCGCCAAGGCGAATAAAGGCAAAAAACTCGTTCTGAAAGCTTTCGTCATCCCTTCCGAACTCTCCATGGGCATCAAGGTCGAGATGGAGCACACCGATGATCCGGAAGTCGCGAAAAAGATAGCGAAGGAACACCTTGCTCGTCTCACGCGGATGCCCACGAGAGATAATACCGGCAGGGCAACCTACTCCGATGAGAGAAGACCTCTCCCCCCGTCACTTCTTATGGACGCCGCCCAGGATACCCTTCACGTCGGTCTACCCAGAAGGCGTTTCATCAAGATTGCAAAGAAGTACTACTCGAAGCTGAAGGCGGCAGGACTCGCTGAAGCATTGGAGGAATAATGTTCACCATACAAGCCTATGCGTATGACGCGGAAGCCCTCGAGCGGCTCGAGAAGGGCTTGCCTCTCGATGTGGAACCTTCCGGCTATGTCCATCTATCCATCCCGGAATGGCTCAGGATGCAGAAATCCCTGCGAGTCGCAGATGCGTATCTGAGGCTCTACAAGGCGAAGGATGAAGCCGTACAGAAGGCCCCGGCAGAAAGCATGCCGAAGAGCGGGCCGGGGAAAGCGAAGACCGCGCTTCCTGCCGGAGCGCGATGGATCACGGTGCATCCGAACGGGCGGGATCAGGAAGGGCATCCTGTCCTCATCCAGGAGTCCGGAGACGGCACCGCGCATATCATCGCGGGTGCCGGCGGAAAGTTGAATGGACTCAAATTGAACAAGATCAAGTCCAAGGAAGAGTACGCGCAGGCCATCAAAGACAAGAAGGAACGCGACAAGCTCAAGGCAGCCAAAGAGCGCCTCGCTGAACAGCAGAGAATCACCAACATGACTCCGCGGGAACGGGAGCAGTACCGGGCAGGGAAGAAGCTCCAGAAGCAGGCCGCCGAAGATTCTGCCGCCGGCAAGAAGAAACAAAGGGCGGAAGCCGAACGGAGGTTCGTGGGTGCCATGATCCAGAGGATGGGCTGGGATGCCGCGGAGTTTACCGATGTGGCAGACGAGGCCATTCAGGTGGCGAAACACCTTCTGGAAACCGCTCTCGACGATGACGCGGACAAGGAGACGCTGAAGAAGCTCCGGCACGATCTGAGCGTTGCCAAGAAGGCCAAGAAGCGCGCCCTCGACTCACAGCGGAAGCACTTCCTCGCTGCTGCAAAGGACATAGTCCGGGGCATCGAACACGAAGTCATCGGAGATGCCGACCTCCGCCAAGAAATAGAAACAAGACTGGGAACCTCCACAGGAGCCGCGGAAGTCATCCGGACGAAAAACAAGGGAACCGGAAAGGGTTTCGCAACCCAATATAGGGAATCAGCAGCCGAGAAAGGGAAGCTCGATGAGGGAACTCTCGCGGCAGAGAAGGACGAGATATTCGATGCACGGATGGCCGAAATCCGGTACGTTGACGAGCGGCCTGAACTGGCTGACATGATCGAGAAGGGAATCCAGACAAACAGGGAAATCAGCGCATTCAAGAACGGTTTGTATGAACCCGAAGAACTCCCGAAGGCTCCTATAGCCTCGGTCGATGAGCGGGCGGACATACTGAAGCAATACCTTGAGATGAAGCATACCCTCGCCTCCCTCGAAGACAGGGAAGCCGGACAATACACCATGGATGGCGAAGTTGTCCCTGAACATGAGGAACCCAAAGATGAAGGGCCTGAGTACGGACGTGGTACGAAGCTCGATTTCGTAGAACTCTTCGCTGATGACCTGGCCGACGAAGCGACGCGCATTTTCAATGCTCGGCAGGCGGCGGTGCATTCATCCCTCCTCGCCACAGTCGAAAAGAACTCGGGCGGATCGGGAAAGTGGATCGCGAATGGGAACTATGCCGGCTTGAACGCAATTTCGCTTGCGGCACTCAAGGATGAAGGGCTTGATCGCGACATCGTCGATGTCCTGGGCATCGGGGCATCTGCGCAGCTCATGGCCATGAAGGCCCGCCGGTCGATGTCCGCGCAGGGTTACGAGGATCTTGCCGAGTCGATGGAACGATACCACGCGGAAATGAACGAGGCGCTGGCATCCGAAGCGACGGAGAAGGCCAACGAGCTTATCGCACGGGCAGAGTCGATCCAGGAAGAGATAGATGCTACCGATCCTGGGGAACTCGCGGCACTCCGGGAATTGAACGAATCGCGACTTGCATACCTCGATGAAGCCAATCAGATAGCCGGGCAGGCCCTCGGGAGTCTGGAAGCCTCCGCCGCGATGGTCGCGGAGCTGAAGCGGAAACGCGATCCAGCATCTATAGAGGTCAACATGGGGGCGATCAGCACGGAGGATGCGATCATCCGGACTCGTGCTCTCGGGCTCGAAGCTGCGGACTATGAGATTCAAACTGTTGCAGGAAACAAGATCCTGACCATAACGGCCCCACAGAAGTTGATCCGCATTTCTGCGCCGGAGGATAGGGAAATCGAACAGGAAGTCGCGAGTATCAAGGCAGGGCAACGGGATGAGCAAGACTGGCTCCCAGAGGGGCTTGTCAGGCGCTCGGCAGAGAGTTTCCAAGATCCTGGAATAGGTGCGAAGGTAGCTCCTGGCTCCGTCGATGCGCAGTCACTGGGGGATACCGCTCCACAAGTCAAGCAGGCGGAGGAAGCGGCGCATCGGACGCTCGGCGAGATGCCGGAAGGAGCGTTTGCCTTCAAGGCGGTAGAGGATCTTTCGCCTCAGGATCAGACCGATATCCGGCGGTATTGGGAAACGAAGCTCTATGCCGGCACGATGGCCTCGAGGGGCTCGAAGGCTAAGTACCAGGAGAAAGGTATTTCCCGACAAGCTGCCTGGGCAAAGTTCTTCAGGGGGAAACATCAGGGAGACAAGGAATCTGCATTTGACGCCATCAGGGATGACCTGATAGAAAACCATTCGGAGGAGGATATGTTCGGGGAAAAGTCTCCGCCTCCTCTGGCTCGAGTCATCCCGGGCGCATGGAAAACCTACAAGTCGAATGTGGATGGTGCACGGGAACTGTTCCAGGCGATAGAGGATCTTTCGGATTCTTCGATGGTGACGGATGCCGCAGCGGCTGAACGGGAGCGCCAGAAGCTCGAGGCGGAATTACCAGAAAAGCTCACGGAACTCTATGAAGGTCAGATGCGGTCGCACTATCTGACGTTCATGTCCGGGTACTCGGAGGCGCAATTCAGCGCTGGCGAGGAGAGGCAGGAAGGCTCACCATGGGCAGAGTATGTCCGCATGCACGGGAGTGTTGACCGGGCGCAAGCCGCTGTCCTCGATTGCATCAAGGGCGAGTTTGTGGAGCGCTTCGCAGGCAACTATGCGAAGACTTCCAAAAGAAAGCTGAACACGAAGGTTGCCAAGATCCGGAACTATCAGGATCATGTCCTCGGGCTCCTCGATCCAGAGATGCGAGACTCCTACAAAAACAAGTTCACGGCACAACTCGCGTCGGCAGGCGCGACAGTCGCTAATCGTGTCGGAGGCAAGTTTGCCGCGGGTTCCTGGAAAGAAGCCGCATACCGATACCTCGAGGATCAGAAGAAAGCCGATGCAGCGCAGATGGAGATGTTCGGGGGTGAGGATCTCCGGCAGGATGACGGCACCGAAGTACTGTCGATCGGTGAACGGGCGGAACAGCAGCTCGCATCGATGATCCCGAGTCTGACGGGGAGCATCCGGCGGGGGCAAAAGTTCGCGGTCTCCCGGGGCATGGATTCGAACGGAGAACGGCAACGCGCCATCAGGATGCTCGAAGCATCCATGAGGATGAACCTGACCTTCGGAACGGGGAAAGGGAAGACAATCATTTCGATAGGAGCCTTTGCGAATCTGAAGGCGAAGGGGAAGGCAAAACGGGCTATCTTCGCGGTTCCGTCCGTCGTCCAGGCTCAGTTCGGGAGCGAAGTCTCAGTGTTCTGCGAGCCGGGGCGCTTCAAGGTGTCCGCGGAACCTGGGCTCAGTAGAAAGGATCGGATCGCGGCAATGCGGGACGGGAACCTCGATATGGTTGTGTGCACGCATCAATCATTGCGCGATGATCTTGTCTATCTCATGGCGCAACATCAGGAAGTGGACGAGGAGAAGGCCAAGGAAACCTTCAATGCCGCTTCGGAGCCTGACCGCAGGACGATGCTTCGGGCGGCGCTCGATGCCGCCGGCATCAGCTTCGATATGCTCACGGTGGACGAGTCGCACTACGCGACGAATCGCCAGGGGAAGGAAGACTCGACACTCTCGAACGTGCTCACCGCACTTAACCAGAACGTTACCTACTTCATGAATCAGTCGGCTACTCCGGTCAAGAATGACATTTCGGAAGCCTACGATATGCTCCATAAGGTCGCTCCTGAACGCTTCTCCGACCGGACGGAGTTCATGAAACGCTTCTCCGTTGACTCGCACTATGCGAGAACCTCGCTCCAGCGTCTCATAAACCGCTACAACTACTCCTCCCAGACAGTTACGGGGGTTCAGCGCGCAGAGAACCGGGAGGATGTCCAGCTCAGTCCTGAGCAACAAGCAGAGTATGATCATGTCCTCCAGGCATTCCAGACTGCATCGAAGGCACAGCGATCCGGAACGGTCGATGTCAACGCGATGCGCTACCTCTCTCCGCACGCATTCTCGGAGCATCATCCGGAGAGGCATCAGGAAATCGCGCAGAAGCTCCAGGCGTCGGTGGGAATCATCAAAGAAGAGGCGCTCAACAGAGTCGTAAACCAGTTCGACTGGAAGCGCAATGCCAAGGTCAAGAAAGTCCTCGACATCATAGACAGCAAGCGCTACAAGGCGGCGCATCCGAAAACCGCATCGAAGCCGGGGGATCGAATCCCTGGTGTAATTTTCGCGCACAACATCAAAACCATCGACAACCTCCGCGAGGCCCTCGAATCGAAGGGGCTCCGGGTAGGAGTCATCCAGGGATCGATGAATGGCGCGGAGAAGGAGAAGGTGAAGCTCGGCTTCAACCCTCCCTCTCCTCAAGACAGAATCTATGATGTCCTCGTGTGCTCCGATGCGGGCGCAACGGGGCTCAACCTCCAGAACGCAGGCTACCTCATCAACTACGACCTGCCTCAGACATCCTGGCTGAAACAACAGCGGGAAGGGCGGATAGATCGCCACGGGCAGAGCCATGCTTCGATCGACTACCACGACATCGTGAGCGCAACCGACCATGAAACGACGAAGTGGGAGCGCATCCAGAGAAAGAAGAAACTCGGGGCCATCTTCGAGGAAGATCCAGGCACGCTCGATGATTCTGGCTTGGCGCAGGTCATCGCGAATGTCCGCCGAGACAGATATAACCGGGGGATGCCAATCTCATCCATCGATGTCCAGAAAGGAGATGACGTACAAGATGAAAGACAGGCAGGCTGATTTACACAACGTTCTCGCGAAGATTCAGAAGCTCAGAGAACAGACTCTCGAATCCCGGGAAACCCTGGATGAGCAAGCGTCAACTCTGGCGGATGAACTCCAAGACAAGATAGAAGCCGTCCTCCCCGGTGCGGCTACCGGGAATAGGATCGCCGAGGATTGGTATTTGAAGTTGCTCCGGGAGAGGAGGATGTTGATATGATACGATTTTTCAAACTGAAACTTGAACAGCTTATGCTGAAGGCGCGCAGAAGCCCAAGACTCATGCGGGTGCTCCGTACATTTTACACGGAGGAGGGCAATCCCTATCCGAAGCATGTGTGGGTCATCCCAGGGAAGGATGCGGGAAAGTTCCCGGAAAGTCCTATGAAGTCGAAATCGCGATCAATGAAGCCTCTAAGGATTTCGAAATTGGCAAGAAAGTCTCGTTCATGGCGCTTGTCGATGATCAACATAGCAGATATGGATCGAAAACGGTGGTCTACCCTGTCGGGGCTCGACCGCCTCAAGAGAGTGATCGTGCCGCTGCTGCCGAGAGAATCAAAGCGGCAAACTCGGCTGCATACATGCAGCAAGCTGAAAAGTGGCTTGGCTACATCAAGGAAAATCTGTCGAAGTACTGGTATAAGCGTGGAGAGGAGGAAGTTCGAGCCGTGGCGAAAAAGATGGAAGCCGCGGGGCTCGATCCGAAAGACCTACTGGCGAAACTCTCAAGTCTCCAGGAAAAATGGAAGGGGATTTCAACATCGGAATCGACACTCAAGAAAGAGGCTAACCGATGGCTTGGATTCATTGAAGATAGTCTCGCGCAGTACTGGTACAAGAAAGGAGAGAGTGAAGTTCGGGGCATCATCAAGAAGATGGAAGCTGCCGGCTATGACGCAAGCGAGACTCAGAAGAAGCTATCTGACCTCCAGGCTAAGTGGGACAAGAAGACGGGGAAGAAATCGACGGATGGAGCACTGGCGCCTGGGGAAGTATACCTTTCCGCTGGGTCTGGGAATGGAGGCGAGCGTTTTCATGTTGGTGATGTCATCAAAAACCCGCACTCCGGAGGGGCTACCTACCTCAAGATCCTTTCTGAGAAGAGCAAGTACTACGCCGAAGACGGACTGTCCTTCGGGGTTGGCGATGATTCCGGCTACATCTATACAGCAACTGCGCGCCCTGCGACGGACGAAGAATCCGCGCCCTTACGGGAAGAGGAGCAGGCCGCGGCTGAACAGAGAGCCTATAAGGAGAAGCTCCAGGAGATTGCACGGGATATCAGGGAGCACGGAGAAAGACCGGAGAACGCGAAGCCGGAAGGTGAGAAGGTCTACCTGTCGGAGCAGGACGAGCGCTCGGTCATCTATGGCGGCGGTCAGTGGTTGGTCGTTGGTTCGGAATGGATATGGTTTGTGCAAAACAACGGGATGGATGGCGACAACTGGGGAGCCAACAACATCGGCGGCACGGGCGGATCTGGCGCGATTGGATGGCGAGTCCCGACCACCCCTGAACTTGTAGATTCCATCGGCGTTCAACCACCAGTGGTAAAAAAAAGACAGTGGTAGAGCGTATAGCAGAGCTTGAGGAGACCAAAATTGAAACCATCGCACAGCGGGCTCTTGCGAAGCACCCCGAAATGGGGGAGGATGGCGCCCGCGCCTGGGCCAAACAACAGCCCGTTGTGGTGACACTGGAACTCATCGCCCCGAATGGCAAGCCGGTGACCGTCGAAATCATCCACGGTATGGCAACTTCCACGGCTGGATCGGCAAAAAGAACCGAAAAATGGGCCGATGTAAAGGAAATATTGGCTCCGGTCGTCAAATTGGCCGCTGAGCTTCACATCGCGATTTTGGGGTTGATGCACTTGAACAAGGCTACAGGCGCGAAGGCGATCAACAGGATTTCTGGAA